ACAACTGGCGCAGCTTTTACAGCAGGCTTAGCAGCCTTTTGTTTTGCAATCTGGCCTTTGATGTATTCGTGAGCATTGTAGACTTTACCGCCAAATACACCCTCAGCTGTTCCGCTTAGTGTGAAGTGAAGGTGGCAACCAAAACTGGCTGAACCGGTGTTACCTGCTTTACCGACTACGTCGCCTGACTTCACGACTGTTCCAACCTTAAGTGGTGATGGTTCATTCATGTGGCAGTAACCGAAGTAGTGGCCGTTATCTGTTTGTAGTACTACGACATTGCCGAGTACCTTGCTTTGTGCTAAAGGTCTGTTAAGTACGATTGTTCCATCATTTACAGCAAGCAAAGGCTCGCCAATAGCAAAACCGTTATAATCGGTTCCACGGTGACCAGGAGCTTTGTGCCACTGGTCTACTGCGCCAAATAGTGATCCGAGTTTGACCTTCTTTACTGGGAAAATCCAGTTACCCATAGTGGGATTCCTTTCGAAGGGTTGGAGGGACACTTCTATTGTCGCTTATTAATCCCTATTTCGCAGTGGATACGTGGCTATCCAGATGGCTAGCGAGCCGATGATACACCAGCCAACAACGACTTTAGCGGACCCTTCTAGGACTACCCAGGCCACAAACATGCCCAAAAGCGTCCATAATTGGCCTAGGAGGTCATTTAAGAACTTCATTTAACTTTCCTTCGATTAGAGCCAGATGAGCCCGAAGAGGCGCTTCCAGCGGCATTAGCTGCGGCACTAGCAGCACTTTGAGCTGCCATTAAACCGGCTTGAGTAGCTACTTGTGTAACAATGATAGCGGAGATAACGACCTTTTGGGCCTTCTTACGGACAGCAGGCGGCAAATCTGCACCGATGTTATTCAAAGCATTGAAAGCATCGGACAATCCTTGAAATGCTGCCCCCAACAGTGGAATTGACGCAACTGGATTATTGTTGGAAAAGTCCTTTGGGGGTATTATTTTAAATATAGAACGTATTGTTGTCTAGAAAGATACGCACCATCTGCGTAGTACTTTGACGTGCCTTTCTTTGGTCGTCTCTTATCAGCGGCAGTTGGTTTAGGAATGTTTGCCAAGTCAATTTTTGCCTGAGCAATTTGTGTTTCCAAACTATCTACTTGCTGTGCAGCAGAGTCAATAGCATTGAATGTGCTACTGTATTGAGCTTTTAGGTCACGAAGGTTAGCGTCGGCTACTGCTTTAGTGTCGCTACTGGTTTGCCAGTTATTTTCGGCGTCAGCCATAATATTTTCTAAAACGCCCATTGTCGTTCGTTTATTTGCTAACTCATTTCCTAAATACCCATAGGTAATCTGTTTACCGTCATAATCGTCACAAGCATTTTGGTAAACCACGTTTGCCTGTTCTTCAGCAGCTACTGCTTGAACATAAAGAGCAGTCTTGGTGTTTAGTATTGCAAGTAGTGCTGGGTCTTTTACCAAAGTTGGCACAGCGTCTTGTGTAAAGAAAGCTGCCGGAGCTACTGCGTAAGAGTTACTACCTAGAGGCTTGTAGTTAAGAGTAGAACAAGCGCCACCAGTCCATTCGTAGAACCACACGTCAATAGCATAAGATTTTCCGCCAGTAAATGAGAACAAACCAGTTGAGTTTGCTCCACAGCCCTTTAGAGACCAGTCATTAATTACAACTTGACCGTTGATGACCATGTAAAAACCATCATCAGCAGGGGCTTGGAAATATACTTTAGTAGTGGTTGGATAAGTGATATAACCGTGGTAGTGAAGCATGATGTAATCAGACCCACAACCAAGAATGTCACCGCCACCCCAGTTAGCGTCAATGTTGTTTACAGTAACTGTCTTACATTTGGTGTAAGCAGTGTCTGACTTTTGTGGAGGGTTTCCATAACGACCAACACCTGTATAAACATCGACTTTCAAACCAGGAGTGCTACCTGTACCACCGGCATTAATTAACTTTGTATTGTAGTCATTTTGAGCTTGGTTCATAGCAGATTGAGCATTGTCAGCATTCTGCTGCGCTGTTACATAATTATTGTAAGTAGAATCTACAACATCAGCAGCAGCGTTTACTGCATCTATTGCTCTACCTACAGCCGCTTCTGCAGCCTGTTCGTCAGCGTAAGCCGCGTCATAATTAGCTCTTTTATCAGCATAGTCAGCAGCAGCAATATCTAAAGCGTCTTTGGCTTCAGTAGCGGCAGTCTGAGCTTCGTTAATCTGATTGGCCTGGTCATTAGATGAGTTGGTCCAACTGTCTAGGTTAGCCTGTGCCTGACTTAGTTGATTTTGAAGGTCTTGAATCCTAGCTTGAGCATCAGCGACTTTTTGATTGTAGTCAGTAGTGCTGTCAGCCATTGCCGGACTAGACATACCAAATATAAGAAATAGCGATGTAGCCGCTACAAATAAGGTAGCAAATTTACGCATTTTTTTCATTAGTTTTTTCCTTTTCATTTTCGACATTTTTTAAAGACACGGTTTGCTGGAAGGCAGCATTAATTTCATTAAGGGTTAGCTTTCCATCTTCTAAGAAAGCCAAAGCAAGCAGTTCAACTACTTTAGCTACAGCCATTACACCACCCATTACAGCGCTAAACCAGATAGGAATTTGGATACCGCTCATAGAACCCGCGACTGTACCAGCACCGATTACGCCCAGTGCCGAAGCGACAAATGTTGCAAGTACGCGCAACATTACATTGCCAAAAAGTTTCATAATAATTTTCTAAACTAAAGGTTTATAAGGGAGTTTAGGTGTAGAGACGCGGATGTTAAGCAGGTAACTGCGCGATTAATTTGACAAATAGGGTCAATTCCATTGTCCAGCATACAGGTGTGTTTTTCTCGGTAAACTTGACAACCTCCCCAGGTTATGTGCTACGGTATTACCTACAACTGAATAAAGTGTCACTTCGACAATAAACGACCCCAGTACTAAAGAAATGAAAGGTAAGGTCGCCAAATGAAAAAGTACGTAATCATAGCCAGCGTAATTTTAACTCTCGCTGGTTGTTCTGCATCTGCAGCAACTGCTGTAAGTACAGGCACACACCAAACACAAACACAGGTTTCACACATCTCGTTTAACCAGGCTTTAAAAACAGGAGCCAACACTAAAAACATGAAGCATGTTGTGAAGTACCTAATCTCACGCGTAGGAAGAACCTCCTATGTATTTTCAGGAGCAACCCCATATGGTTGGGATTGTTCTGGAATGGTCCGTTGGACCTATAAACAATTTGGTATCACGCTCCCGCACTCCGCTAATAAGCAGGGGCACCTGGGAGCCCGTGTAACCACTCCAAAGCTAGGCGACATAGTCGTATTTGCTTATGAGGGTCGTACGGATTTCTACCATGCCGCCATTTATATTGGCAAAGGCAAAATAATCAACGCGAACTATGGCTCAGGTACCACTATCATCCAGCCATTATCGGATTACAAAGGCAGCCAAATTCGGTTTATCCGAGTGCTACCTACGCTATAATATAACGGTCGCCTCAATAGCTCAGTTGGTAGAGCGCAATACTTGTAATATTGATGTCGCGGGTTCGATTCCTGCTTGAGGCTCTAAATATGTGTGTTTTTGATAAACTTTAACAATGGTTAACAAAGACTTTGATTATTGCAGCACATGTGGTGCGCCAGAGCATCCTATTTGCTCTGAGTGTAATAAAACTTTTTGGCATCGCGAAATGGGTGCAAATTTAAATGCTGAAAAAGGCTCAGCTACGCCAGTAAGATTATGCAAAACTTGCAATTCTAAACGGCCTTATAAGAAAAAATAAACATAGATTCTGCTATAATCTATACAGGTACGCCAATTGGGTACCGCAAATAATACTGTGCTACGGGCAGTAAAAGTACCAAGGCACAGTTGTCGTCTAAAGGAGACAATATGACAAAAACATTAAACGGCCAGTTCCCAGACCCATGGGACAACCACAAAAACCCATATGATCCATATGGTAAGGCAATTCCAAGCCCTCATTCGCCAGAGGACATTTACGAAAAATGGAAAAAGCCTATTGTTATGACTAAGTCAATTACCATTAATGATGTATTTCCGTCATTAGACCGTTGGGCTATTGGCTATTCGTCAATACTAGAACAACTTAAGGAAATGTCCGCTGTAAAGGCGAGCTACCCTCCTTATGACATTATTGACCAAAAAAATGACTCCACCCTCATCAACGTCGCTGTGGCCGGGTTTACTAAAAAGGACCTTACAATCACAGTCGAAGAAAGGACGTTGAAAATTGAAGGAACAAAAGAAAAAGAAACAGAAGGAACGCTCGTTCACAACGGCATTGCTGGACGCGATTTTAAACTCACCTTTGCCTTGGCTGAGTTTTATGAGGTAGAGTCAGCAAACATTAAAGACGGTATCCTATCGGTCAAACTCATCAAGAATATCCCTGATGAAAAGAAGCCAAAGGTTATTGACATCAAGTAGTTTTGATGTAAACTAGAAATCTCCCGGCAAGCTTTCGACGTGTTTGCCGGGAGAACTTTGACCTTTAGCTCAATGGCAGAGCAGAGAGCTGTTAACTCTAAGGTTCCTGGTTCGAGTCCAGGAAGGTCAGCGCAAGGCAAAGGTCTGAACAACCTTTGTGACTGCTGTCTGCATCCGAAACCGACTTTGGTGGCGTGATAGATAAAAGGCCCGTAGTCCGTTCAGGGATGAAAGTACAGCGGCCATCTAGGATGTAGAGCCCGTGGGAATAGTTGGGGTAACCAAACCCTTGACCACGACGGGCCCTTAAACTCTAGGCTCTTTACTGCAGAGTCCACAAAACCAACCTGCAGAGCGAAAGCTTGAGACGACTCGCAAGAGTGGGAACCTCCGGAACCAAGGTCCAAACTTGGGAAAGGTCAGTACTAGGTTTTCCAACTTTTTATGGTAAAATATAGGTATGCCAAACGCACCTAAAACCCCGACACGTACCGTAAGAGTACCTGATGAGCTCTGGCTTGCCGCTCAAAAAGAAGCCGCTAAACAGGGCGTTACCGTCACCAGTGTGCTAATTGAAGCCCTGAAAAAATTTGTTACTGACGGACTTGACAAAGTCACAGAATAGATGTTAGCTTTGTACAGCTAAAACATAGCGTCCCCCACGGGGGTTAGACTAAGAGGTACAAATGCCAATTATCAATGAAAATCCAGACCCAAGCCTGGAACCAATCCGTAAAGAAGTTCAACAGTACGTCTTTTTAAAAGACGAAGTTACTGCTATGGAAAACCGTGTCGGTGTCCTTAGAAAAAGAATTTTGTCAGCCGTAGAAGATCTAGGCGAGGCAAATGACAAAGGAAGCATTGTTCTTCCTATCAACGATGAGGTATCAAATACAGCCAGCGTAATTAAACAGCGCCGTGTCTCTAAAGTATTTGATGAAGACAAAGCAAATAATCTACTCGCAGAAAAAGGCTTAGCCGACTCTTGCACAAAAACAATCACAGTACTTGACCAAGACGCTGTCATGGCTGCATACTATGATGGTAAGCTAACCGATGCAGATATCGAAACAATGTTCCCTGAGAAAGTCTCATGGGCCCTAATTTTGGAGAAGAACTAATGGCTAAGATGGCAGAACTACACGCAGAACTAACTGAACTACCTGACTCAGAAAAGGAAAAACAATCCAATGAGTGATATAAATGAATTAATCCACACTACTTCTGTTCATGCCTATAACAACGGCGTTAAAGAAGAGCGTGCCCGCATTAGAGTTCTTTTGGGCGACCTTGGTATGCTGCTGGAAAAAGAAGTTTCTGATGGCGATTCTTATTCGCTAGGGAAACACGATGCAGTTTGTGAAGTTATTGCGATACTTGAAAGTAAGACCAATTAACCAAGTAAACTCCGGTTTATTTAGCAGTGCTACAGACGACTGGGGTACACCTCAAGCTTTGTTTGATGATATTAACGCAGAGTTTGGATTTACCCTGGACGCCTGTGCCAGTGCTCATAACTTTAAAGTAGATAATTACTTTACTAAAGAAGACAATGCGCTAGTGCAAGACTGGCCAGGAATTGTATGGATGAACCCGCCCTATGGTAGAACTATAGGTAAATGGATGGAGAAAGCCTACAAAGAATCTCAATCTGGTAGTATAGTAGTATGTCTAGTACCCGCTAGAACAGATACTGCTTGGTGGCATGATTATGCCGTAAAAGGTGAAATACGTTTTTTACGTGGACGCCTTAAATTTGAACAGCCAGGATTTGTAAAAAATAATTCAGCACCATTTCCGAGTGCTATAGTCATCTTTCGAGGAGATACAAAATGAACGTAACCGTTTATACAAATAAAAACTGCGTACAGTGCGATGCAACGAAGCGTTGGCTAGAGCAGAACAAGATTAATTTTGAAACGGCACTTATCTCAGACTCTCCGGAAGTTGATGCGCTAATTAAAGAAAAGAATTTTCAAGCCGCTCCAGTAGTAGTAGCTGGCGAAATGTCATGGTCAGGGTTTAGACTAGAAAAGCTTAAGACAATTAAGAACATGATTTTTTCAGAGGACCGCAAGTGAGCGACCGTATTGAGCTAACTAAAAAAGATGTAATTGGATTTGCTATCATCTTGTTTCTTATGGTAGGCTCACTAGTCTACGGTTATTTTTTACTAAAGAAAGAAGCTCCGTCTAACTGCTGGTCTCAGTACGCAACTGAAGATGAGGCAATTATGCACTGCGAGAAACATAATGGCTGAAAAAGATTTTATTGACGACATGTTTGGTGAACTTGACGTTTACTATCCAGGTAGTAAGCGCAAGCGCAAAGAACCTGTTGAAAAACCGGTTGTCGATAACACTTGGGAAAAAGATTTTTTCCTAAAAACTTTGCCAAATGGTAGAGAGCTGCAAGTTTATACGATAGGCTCTTTAGCTAAAGCATTAAACCGTACAATTCCAACGCTAAGGCAATGGATGCAACGAGGAAAGCTTCCTCAGTCGCCGTACCGTTTACCGTCTAAAACAGACAAGAACGGTAAGGTAGCTGAGGGAAGGCGTCTTTATAGTAAGGCGATGGTAGAAATTACAGTCGAATTGTTTACAAAAGCTGGACTTTTGGACGCAGATCGTATAGACTGGGATACACACCGGAATTTTACTAGTAAGATAGCCGAGGCGTGGGAATCAATCCGCGCAGAAGAATCACAATCAAATTAATTAAGGAAAATAAATGCCAATCAACAATGCCCCAGATGCCGCTAGCTACCTTGCCGACGACATCGATGCCCGTCCATCACAGGCCACAGCAACATCATCAGTCCAATCAGGCTGGGATGCAGCTGGTAGCCTAAGCACCTCAAGTGACTTCCCAACAGAAGTTAAGTTTGAGGAAAACAAGCACCAGGTATTCAAGTTCTTAGATGAGAGCGGACCTTTTGCTATTTACAAGCAGCACTTCCTAAAGCAGAAGACAAGCGGTAAGCGCTCGTATGTCTGCATCGGTGCTAACTGCCCACTCTGTGTCAAGCTTGAAGACAGACCAGAGAACAAGCGCGCATTTACAGTTGTAACCCTAAACTCACCAGAGGGTATGCAGCGTCAGATGCTAATTTCAGGTGCACGCCTATACCAGGCCTTGCACGCCGCACACTACTCACCACAGGGTCCTTTGACTAAGGGATACTGGGCTGTTGTACGTATCGGTAAGGGTCCACAGACCAATTACACAGTAACTCCAATTAAGGAACGCGACCTTGATGAGGACTGGAACCTAGATGCAGCAGCAGCTGCAAAGGTTGTAGAAGCCTCAGAGGTTTACACTCGCGGTCTAATCAAAGAGCACTCATTCGAAGAGCTCGACGAAATCGCAGATTCTTTAATCTAGATTCGATAGTAGTGGGCGGGGATTTGACATCTCCGCCCATTACGCTATTGTGGAGTTATTATGAATATTATTACTACTGCCGAACAACTTGCCGAGATGGTAGATTACTACCTAACTCAAGATGCGTTTGCCTTTGACGTTGAAACCGTAGGCCCTCGCCGAGGTATGACCCCTGTGAACGAAGTCCTTTGGATTACGTTTGCTACCAATGGCCGATGTGACGTTATCCCCATGGGACACCCGCACGGTGACTTTATTGAAGAAGTTTTCCCACTGACTGGCCAGGGCGAAGTTCGCAAGGAAAAGGGATTGCCCCTTAGACCTAGCGACTACAGCCGTGACTCAAAGAAAGCTACTAAAGTTTTTGGGCCTGCACCAGAGCAGCTGTATCCAGCTGAGGTGTTCAAGGCCTTAGAGCCACTAATGTTTTCAGAAACTATCCTTACCATTGGACACAATCTAGTGTTTGACCTTACGTCAGTTGCAAAGTACTACGGCGGACGTGTTCCAGCTGGCCCTTACTTTGACACGATGATTGCATCATTTATTTCGGACAACCGCAATAAAAATAAATGCGGTCTTGCTGACTGCCTTAAGCGCGAGTTTGGCTATGAGATGGAAAAGGGCGTTGGTAAAGAGGTTGAGGTTTATGACTTCAACACTGTAGCCAAATACGCATATCTAGACTCAAAGTACACTTTCCTATTGTGGAAGTCACTTGTGCCAAAATTAGAAGCTGGTGACCTTAACCGCGTTTTCAGTTTAGAGATGGACGTTTTACGAGTCCTTTGTGACATGAAGCTAACCGGTGCCGTAATTGACACTGACTCACTAGAGCAGTTAAAGATTGACCTAGAGGCTAAGGTAGACGAGGCTCGTGGAAATATCTATAAAGCTGCGGGTCGTGAGTTTAATATCAACTCTAACCAGGAAAAGCAGGCTTTACTGTACGGCTCTAAAGAAGACGGTGGCCGTGGTCTAAAAGCTAAGGTATTAACTACTAAGGGTAATCAGAAAGATAAAGATGGTACAGAGCTATCTGCGTCCGATTACTCAGTATCAGCCGAGGCACTAGAGCCTTACCGCGACAAAGACCCATTAGTTACCGCACTGTTAGAGTACGCCGATTATAATAAGCTTCTTTCAACTTATGTAATCCCATATCTAGGCGGAGAGATTGAGCGTACAACTTCTGGAAAAACGCGTACAGAGACCAAGGACACCCTTTTAATTAATGGGCGACTACACGGTGACTTTGTGCAGCACGGGGCTGAGACAGGCCGTTTCTCAAGCCGTAACCCTAATCTGCAGAACGTACCGGCACCGCACACGCCACATGGTAAAGCTATCCGTAACTTGTTCGTAGCTCCTCCAGGTCACAAACTGGTTGTTGCGGACTACTCACAGATTGAGCCACGCGTTATTGCGTCTTTCTCAGAAGACCCAATTATGATGGACAACTACCTAGAGGGCAGAGATATCTATACGACCATCGGTGACACTATGGGCGTAGACCGTAAGGCAGGTAAGGTACTTGTTCTAGCCATGGCCTATGGTGTTGGACCAGACAAGATTGCTTCATCTATCGGGTGTACTAAGACCGAAGCTAAAAACCTATTAGATCGTTTTGCTAAGGAGTTTCCTGCAATTTCTGCTTATCGTTCTAAAGTTATTTCAGCTACTCGTGCAGGTAAGCCCGTAGCGCACATTAAAACCCTTACAGGACGCCGTCGCTACTTGCCAGAGATTATGTCAAGAGATAACGGAACTCGCGCCCAGGCCGAACGTCAGGCGTTTAATACTAAGATTCAGGGCAGTGCTGCAGACATCATTAAGATTGCTATGGTGCGGGCCTGGTCAATGATTCCAAAAGAAGCACGTCTAATCCTTACAGTTCACGATGAACTTGTATTGACTACTCCTGCTGAACTAGCGGATGAAACCGCAGAAATCCTGCGTCAAGCAATGGAGGATATTCAAGTCCTAAAAGTACCATTGATTGCAGATATCAAGATAGTTGATAGATGGGGAGAAGCAAAGTGAACGGCGACGAAAACGGCGGAAAAGAAATACATCAAGTACCAGTATCTACTTTGTACAGATGGTATTTGTATGACATTATCGGTGATGATGCCGATAAACATGTTGACATATTTAGCCTGTCCCACGTAAGTATTGAAGGACATGAAAAAGAATTGGAAGATTCAGAGCTTAGAATTTTAGAGATTGAGCCTCTATTTCCATTCCTTAGTTTGTATGCAGGCATGAACGCAGAGTACTCATACGAAGTACACAAAGCACAAATGATGAAGATTCCGGGAATCTCAGAATCTATGATAGAATCAAGCTCCGATAACTTAAAAGAGTTTTATAGCAACCTGGCTTTTAATGCATTAACTGCTGCATTAGCTTCTGCTGTTAGCCTTAAACTAGTTGAGTTACGCGGACTTTTTACAGGAATAAAGGAGCAAGAAGATGAATAACAATTCATGGTGGGCAGATAAACTTGGTGTACCAAGACAGACTCAATCACAACCAAGATTGCCGGAGCAACAGGTTCCGGTAGTAAACCCAGGAGTAACCCCACAGTACCCTGGATACACCCCTAATCAGGGTTATCCGCCAGTAACACAGCAGCCTCCTTATAACCCAGAACTGGCAGGACATATGTTGCCAGCCAGTGCTATGAATCCAGGCCGTTGTCCTAACTGTTCCAGCGGCAATTATGGAAAGATGACACCAGAGACAGCCCCTCGATGCTATGACTGCGGTTATCCTATTCAACAGTCAGGCTCAGGTATGCCAGGAGTTAGAGTACCTACTAATGGAAACACTGCAGCCGCTAAACAAATCAGTACAGCAAATAATTTCAACCCCGGCACAATTGTAGATAGGATTGGCTAATGTCACTTCAAAAAGTTCTAGCACAAATCAATAAGAAGTATGGCGAAAACACCGTTGTACTAGCATCAGACGTAGCTGCACCAACTCGTTTCACATCAGGCTCATTGTCGCTAGATATGATTTTGGGTGGCGGTTGGCCAACTAACCAGTGGCACGAGATTATCGGTGAGGCAAGCAATGGTAAAACCGCATTAGCACTTAAGACCATTGCTGCTAACCAAAAGCGTGACCCTAATTTTACAACTATTTGGATTGCTGCTGAGCAGTGGGTACCAGAGTACGCAGAGATGTGTGGCGTAGACCAAACACGCGTTCACGTATTTACCAGCAACGTCATGGAAACAGCCCTTACAGCGGTCCTAGAGTTCATTGAGACCAAAGAAGTAGACTGTGTGGTAATTGACTCACTTCCAGCCCTTGTGCCTTCAGCAGAAGACGAGAAAGAGATGGATGAGTTTACCGTTGGCCGTGGCGCAATGCTTATGGGCAAGTTTTTCCGCAAGATGGAAAAAGCCGGCAAGCGTGACCTACTAGGTGGCGAACGCCCTTTTATTGGTCTAATCATTAACCAGTTCCGTATGAAGATTGGTGTCATGTACGGTGACCCTCGTACTACCCCAGGTGGTGAAGCTAAAAACTATTTCTTCTTTACTCGTATTGACGTTAAGCGTGACGAGTGGATTGAGATTGGCACAGGTCAGGAAAAGCGTAAGGTCGGTCAAACTATCAAGTTCCAGACTAGAAAGAACAAGTCAGCCCCTCCGGGACAGACTGCCTTTGTAGACTTCTACTTTGATGATGGTGCCGGCATTGACAAGGGAGAGTATGACTTTGCTAAAGAAATAGTATCCCTAGCAATCATTAATAAGATTGTTACACGAGCTGGTGCCTATTATCGTTACTCAGAGCGTCAGTGGCAGGGTGCAGATGCATTGCTTAATTCAATTCGTGAAGAGGTTGATTTGCAAGAGCAGTTGACTAAGGACGTGATGAGCACCCTAAAGGGAGTTCTATAATGCCTAGAGTTAAGTTTATTAGGGCCTGTGCCATCCTTGATTGTTCTGTAGACCATTACGCTAAGGGATACTGCAAGCAGCATTACATGGCTGCAAACAGGGAGAAGTTTAATCCCAGCAAGAAACAGGATAAACCAGCACCGCCAGAGTTTGACTACGAAGACTTTTGGCAGTTCGTAAAGAAAGAGCTACAGATTGGCTAAATCAGAAGGACAGAAACAGTCCCTTAAGCATGAGAAACGCTTAGCCAAAGCCATCGGAGGTCAACGTAATGTTGCCTCCGGTGCCTTTTGGTTTCGTAAAGGTGACGTAAGGTCACAAGACCTTCTAATTGAGCATAAATGGACCGGTAAGAAGTCATTTACCCTTAAGTCCGATATCCTAGAGAAGATAACTACAGAGGCCCTCCTGGACAGTCGTACGCCCGTTTTGGGCATAAGTTTGAATGACATCAACTATGTAGTCATGGACGAAAATGACTTTTTGACTATGCGTGAGTTTCTGTTACAATGTATAGAGGAGCACACGGAAGAGAAGTAAGCTCACTAATTGGAGTACACTTGTCTAACCCGTTTTTTAACCCATCGTCAGAGTCTGACCCTTGGGAATATAACGCTAAATGCGGAGCCGGAACATACGATTCGGAAAATAAAAAGTTTTCGTTCGTGTACGACCCTGATCTTTGGTTTCCTCCGCGCGATAAAAAACTATATAAACCAATAGCTGATAAAGCTAAATCAATTTGCTTTGGCCGTGACGGCAAGGGCGAATGCCCAGTTAGACTTCAATGTTTAATGGCCGCAGATAAGAATGAAGAAGTGCACGGTATCTGGGGCGGAATGAGTCACCGTGAAAGAAATGCCTTAAAACGTAAGGCAGAACGACTAGGAACTACCTTAGAAGAACTTGCTAAAAAAGCTAGTAGACAATCGCAATAAAGTGTGCTATGTTCTTCAGTGGAGGACATAAAACATGCCAGAGAAAAAACTAAAAAGATTGCCTGCCGGTGCATTGAAGAACTTTGTAGACGCAGGTAAATCAACTACTAGAGTGATTAGCAAAGTTGAACGCTTTGTATTATCACAACCAATTGATAATTCCCGTTCGTTTGATGGGCTACATCCATCAGCTATGGTGAGCCCTTACTGGTGCCACAGAGCATCGTATTTTCATCTAAAAGGTAATCACCCTACACCAGAAGCTCGGCAGTTTAAGCGCGAACTTATTTTTGCGCAAGGTCATGGTATTCACCACACTTGGCAAAACTGGTTACGCGACATGGGTAAGCTGTACGGTGTATGGAAGTGTCTTAACTGTGATACGCATTTCTGGGACACTAGCCCAGTTAACTGTGACGCCTGCCAATCAAACGGCCCATTGGTTTACAAAGAAGTACCAGTAGAAAGTAAAGAGCTAATGATTACCGGCCATTCAGATGGTTGGCTAAAAGGATTTGGCGATGACCTAATGCTTGAAATTAAGTCAGTAGGTGCCGGTACATTTATGTGGTATGACCGGTCTAACTGGTTTGCGTCAGACCAAAATTTTGATGCGGCCTGGAAAAACCTTAAGTCACCGTTTGAGTCACACATTGCTCAGGTACAGTTGTACATGAAAGTACTAGAAGTATCTGGACGTACAGATGTACCGCAAGAGGCAGTGCTAATTTATGAAGCAAAGCCTACGCAAGAAGTAAAAGAATTTGTAGTCCGTAAAGATGATTGGGCAATTCAGCCGATTATTGACGGAGCAAAACTTGTGGTAGACTCACTAAGTAAGAATGTCGCCCCAGACTGTAATGTCGGTGGAGCGCTAAAGTGCAAACAATGCGGAGGGTTCAACGAATGACAAAACTAATCACAAACGACACTAGCAAGTACGTACTAGACATGCTGGATGAGCAAGGTCTGGTGGTTGACCGTGAGACACATATACCTAGACCAGAACTACCGGCCGACATCACTGAACTAGACGACGAAGACCTAATGCGTTTATATACACATTTGTCAGCGTACAGTGACTTCCTTAACACACAGCTGGCCTGCGCAATCATTGATGAAAAAGAAGCGGAACGTAATAAGGATTACGCTGAGTCAGAAGCGATGTTGCGTCACCAAACAAATAACGCAAAGACCACAGTTACTATTATTAAAGCCCTGGTTGATGGCGACCCTACACTGGGCGATGTTCGTCAGGATGCCTTAGTTAAGTACTCATATCGTAAGATGCTAGAGACCATGGTAAATAACTATGAGCGTAGCACTGCCGTATGTAGCCGTGAACTAACCCGCAGAACATCTGGCGATAACTTTAAGACCAGAAGTCGTAAGTTCACAGCATAATGGCAAAAGATAAGGCATTTGGTCCAGGCTTAAGTTTAGACGCAGAAAATGTAGCAATTGGTATAGACCAGTCTTATTCTGGATTTGGCATAACTATTTTAAACGCGGATAACCCAGACGAATATACCGCCCTAGTATTTAAAGCCGAGCAGATGCACATTGACCGATTAGTCTGGGTGCGCGAAAAGCTAAAAAAAATGTTTATATTACTAGGCGGGTTTGAGTCGGTAACGGTGGCTATGGAAGGCTATGCGTTTGGTACAACAATGGCACATATGCTAGGCGAACTCGGTGCCATAGTAAAACTAACCTGTTACGAAGAACTAGATAAGTTTGAAGGCAAATACCCATATATTATTCCGCCAACTACTTTAAAGAAGTATATAACCGGCAAAGGCACAGGAGTACAGAAAAACCAAATCCTGTTAAGTGTGTACAAGAAATGGGGCGTAGAGTTTAACGATGACAACGCCGCAGATTCCTACGCCTTAGCTATGCTAGCTGCCGGTAAAGGCGACCTGGCTTACGAGTTAGAAATCCTGGAAAAGATTAAGGGACCTAATTTTAGGGAAAAGCCATAATGTGGTCAGCGTTTAATTCCGGAGTAAAAAAACGATTGTTTGCAGTGCGCATATTTGCCTATTTATTAGCCAGAAGTTATTTGACTATTCACAAACAAGATGCAAGAATAAAAGAGTTAGAAGAAGAATTAAAAAGTAGGAGAAGGTAAATGTTAGAGACAATTGCAGCAGTAGTGTTGGCCATAGCAGTATTGGTTTTAAGTATTATTTTATTAGCCGCAGTGATGACGTTCCTAGGCGTAGTAAAAGGCGTAGACCTAGAGCATTTGCACGACGATGACCTCGAATAAAAATTTAAAGGGCACAGGACTAACAGGCTGGTGCATAACCGGCCATCACACTACCTGCCCAGTAGTGATAAAATTTACTACAGGAACAATAGATGAAAAAGTGTGTAGCTGCGAATGCCACACAGAACAAGGAGAATAATATGTATACCACAAATATCCTAGGGTCATTTGAAGAACTAGATGAAGCACAGCAGGAATTTATACGTAAATCCGGACCTACCACAGAAGAGCTAAAAGAACAGATTATCCAAGATAATTTTGAAAAAGCACTAGCAGCTAAGTTTTTAGAGGCTGAAGAATTATTGATTAAGAAGCACAAAGACTATGGACCAAAGAACATTAGTCAAAGTCCTGGTGGGCCATTGAACGGTCTTAGAGTACGTATGCACGATAAGTTGGCCAGAATCAACCACCTATACGATAGCGGAGCAACTCCGGAAAATGAAAGCCTACGGGACAGCTTTATCGACCTGGCCAATTACTCGATTATTGCCCTTATGGTACTAGACGGTGACTGGGATAATAGAACTATTGAGCCTCAGCCCGACCTTAGAGAAAATTTGGATTGGGCCTAAATAAGGGGTAGTTTACCTTTATAGTAGTAAGTACGGGAGTACTAACATAATTTAAGGTAATTAAATGTCTGAATCACAAGATGAAGCAGTATTGCGCGTCAGCGCATCCAGTAGTCCCCAATCCGTAGCCTCGGCAATTGCCCATGCTATTTACGAAAAAGGAACCTGTAAAATCCGTGCCGTAGGCGCGGGACCAGTTAACCAGGCCGTAAAGGCAATTGCAATCGCTAGCGGTTATACCGCCCCACGTGGAATAAGCCTGGTTTGTATTCCAGGATTCCAGTCCGTTGAGATTAACGGCGAAAGCATCAGCGCTATAGTGTTTAAAGTAAATTCGGTTAATTAAGCATATTTAGCTGATTTACTGTACCGTTATAGTATCAACCATCTTAGGCCAAAGAGGTAATTCATGGAACAACCAAACAGCAAGTTTCCTACAATTGGAACCAGCGCAACCAGCAGCGTTAAGAACGCGTCAGGTAAGCCTCTAAAGGGCACACTTGTTAAGCGTAAAAACACAGCTGCCGGAGATTTAAATGGTAAGAAGGGCGCACACGTCCTAAAGCACGCGACTGCAAAGCGCGCGTACGGCATCACCACAAAGATGCCATCCTACAAGGACCCACAAATTGGTCCTACACAGGGTAATGGTAAAATCCTTCCAGCGGCAACTAACCGCTCATTGGGAGAGTTTACTGACGGAATGTCAGATCACAACTAACCCCGACAAGGTATAGGAAAAGCCCCCATCGCTGGGGGCTTTTTTATTCCCCTTGACAAACCAAAAATTATCAGCGATAATCAGTGTAGGTCACAAATGAGTGTGACCCTAAAACCGGGAGAAGGTTTATGTTAATCGATGAGTTAAAAGCACTATCCGCTAAATCCGATATGGTCGGTTGTATAGTTGGCGTTTGGGTAGTTGAACAAGACAAAGAGTTTCAAGAAGTATTTGGCACCCTTATAGGTAAGCCTAACTTGAACATGTCAGAGGCATTTAAATTAATTAAAAAGTACTATCCAGATGTGCCGTTTAAACAAACGTCATTTAATTACCACATCCGAGGAGTCTGCACTTGTCTGACAGCTTAGCCAAAGAACTAGCGAAACTTTTAAGGGAAGACCCAGTAAAAGAATTTCCAATCCTACAGGCACAAAAGATGACAATTAAACCGTCAACTATTACTAAGCCTAAAAAAGGAAAGAACGAGTGGAAGTTAGCTGCGTTGTTGCCAGATACCCAAATCGGATATCGCGTATATGAAGATGGGACCGTAATTGAGTTTCATTCTGAAAAAGCAATTGATATTGCCCTACAGATTCTAAACTACGCCCATCAACAGTTTGGCGTGGATACTGTAGTAAACCTAGGAGATACCCTAGACCTACCGGCACAGAGTCGCCATCACCAAGAGATTGCGTTCCAAAACTCGACTAACCTAGCTATCCAGCGTGGTTACGAGTATCTAGCCGCACAGCGTGCAACCGTACCGGACGCAGAGATTGTATTCCTAGAAGGTAACCACGACTGCCGTATATATAAGTATCTGGCAGAAAACGCCCCAGCCGTATCAAATATGCGTCAGGCAGGCACCACACCAAGCGATTGGCCAGTAAACAGCCTGCCACACCTATTGCGTATGGACGAGCTAAATATTAAGTATGCCAGCGGATATCCAGCGGGCGAATACTGGTTGAACGAGAACCTGCGTTGTATCCACGGAGATCGCGTTAATTCAGCTGGTAGCACAGCCATGAAGTATATTAATTCAAATCACCATGTTTCCGTAATTTACGGGCACATCCACCGTATTGAAATGCTATATCACACGAACCACACAAGCACTGGTCCAGGCCGTAACGCTGCGTTCAGTCCTGGATGCCTATGTCGCGTAGACGGGTCTGTACCGAGCGTTAAAGGCGGAATTACCCCTAATGAGAAGCCAGTTAAATACTGGGAGAACTGGCAACAGGGCGTTGGATTTGCCTGGTACAAAGACACGGGTGAGTTTACCTTGCTATCAGTGCCTATCCTAGATGACTGGGCGGTATTTATGGGCCAAGAGTTTAGAACACAAATTAGTTAATTAGTCCCTAAACTAGACGTATGCCAAGTCAAAATACACAAAGCCTGGGTGCCGGGGGATTATACGGCACCTACACCAATTATGGTGGCGGAGGCGTTGCTGTTGCTCGTTCGGAACTCGACTACCTGCGCATGGGCGTAGGACGCGAGCCGAGTGCGGAGTATCCCTGACGGATATCTTGGCACTATCAGAACTCGCCGCGATGATCGTGGACGCCCTAATAGCGTATCTGAGCAAGTCCTTAACGGCCTAAAAGTACGCCAAACGCAACGTGGTTATCAGCGCGGCGTTCATCGCGGTGAGAGAATTGACCCAGGTGATTACTATTTACCGCAAGGATTTGCCGCAGACAGAGGGATTAGACGTCAGATGGCAGCTGCCAAGAAGGGCGTACCAGTACCTAAGTTCGCTCCAGCATTTAAGTTAGCACCAGCGCCTCACCTAGTAAATGACGGTAAGGCAAACACACGTTCATCTAGCCCGCTAGAAATGAACAATGTGCGTAAGTCACAGCTTCGTGGCTTAAGTCCACAGTGGAGATAGTATGGAAAACCTACAAGTCGGAAGTATGAACGACCGCAAGGACGATAGCCAGATGCAAGCTGCAGATGGAGCAGCTGTCGCCACCCCGCCTAAAGAAGGCAGAAACGAAGCCTTTAATACAGGCATGGGTAAAGGAGAATACTAAATGCCACTTTATGAAGTAAATTGCAACCTTTGCAGTAATCGTACCTTGCACCAGGCAAAGAGCGATGAGCACGCGCAAGAAAAGCACGCAGCACAGCCAGGACACCTTGACGCTAAAAAGCAATGGGATGAGCTAGTTGCAGGCGCAGAAGCCAGATTAAAAGAGTTTACTCACGGCAAGGAACATAATGCCTAAAAAAGTAAATATTAAATGCGCGCATTGCGGTGAGGCTCAAGAATTAGTTGAGGACATGTCTGCTATTCCAGGCGTACCAGGGACATACGTGTCTGCGGGCGAAGAGCAGCACTTAAATAGTGCTGGTCATGGGGCAGAAGTAATGAAGAAAGAAGCAGTTGATAAAGGATTGCGCGAAGCTGGTATGACCCCGTCGGAGGTTAAAGAGTCAGCAACTGGCCGACTAGAAGAATTTGGACACGGTAAGGAACACAATGCCTAATACCGCAAATGGTAAATATGGATTTAGAGCGTGGGATAAGCCTGTAGGCGTCCCAAAAGAGGCTGCAATGCCTCCACAAGAGTATTTAGGCCCTTTTGCGAGTAATAGTGAGCGTATGCTCGCTCAGGCCCTTAGAGTGGGTAATTTGAGCGCTTCTGAGATACAAGAGTATGTCCGCCCACCCTTGCCACAAGTACAATTGTTCCCGAATAGATTTGGCTATGAAGTGTACGAATACGGCATTAAAGATATAGTTGAAATGACAGGTAGAGTACAAGAGCGCGTGGACTATTCACAGCAGCCGACTACTACAGAGTCAACCAGCAGAAATGCGTTAGGAAATACTTAATATGGATTTATCGTCAATTGACCCAAATGGTGAAGGTATGGCATTTCCTACACCATACCCAGCAGATATCAACCGCACAAGCTATAATGGTGATAAAGGTTGCACAGACTGTGGAATTATCCTAAACCCTGTACAAGCCCTAAACTCAGACATCTGCCCGTCTTGCTCAAGACGTAAGGCAGTAAAACTAGTTAAGAACAGAATGGCAGGATAACCGTGACGCATTTTAAAGACAAACGCATAAATAAAGTCACGGACATCAATAACCCTATGGGATTTAAAATGTCAGAGTCTCGTAAGCCATCAAAAAAAGCGCCAAAAGTTAAAAAGCATGAACATGATTTTGATGCAGTTTGGCCGAATGACGGGCCTTGCGTAGTTGACGGTTGCAAAGCTTACCTTAAACGAAGCATGGAAGATAACGGCAAATGGACCTCAGAAATTAAGGATAAGTAATTATGGCAGTTAACGAAACACGTTCATTGAACGAAAGCCTAGAGAACGGCGCAACTGACGGCAAGTACAAGAAGCGCCGTCCAAATACAGAAGTAGCCCAAGGACAGGGTGACCAGACTGTGGTTCAGAACCGAGCTGGTTTACACCCATACATGAACTACGGTTTTATCAACAGCGAAGACCCTAACAAAGTAAACCCAGGAAAGTAATCATCATGGCAGATTTTCACGATAAACGCGATGGTATTATCAAAAGAATTGGTAATGCCATTAAAGGCGTAGCAAATGGTACAGGCGCATCTTACGAGAAGCAAAACCCTAATTACAAGGGCCTTTACAGCAAAAATCCTAAAAAACAGCAAAAAGCTGCCGAGATGTACAATAACGACCGCCGCCGTAGAGGCCTAGTCGGAGAAAACACGTACAACGACTATAGCCCTAATCCTGACTCAAAACCAACAGTAGCAGTTCCACCACATGGTAGCTACAAGCAGCCTAAAGAAGTACAGCGTCCCCCAGGTTACTAATACAAAAACAAAATAATGTGATAGGCTAATCACTTGTCTAATAGGAGCACTATATGTCTAAAAAAGAAGAGCAAGAACCGTATTTCCGTTTACTTGTATGTAAGAACTGCCGTACCATTGACGAATTGCCCTCAGCCGAGGAAGACCCAGGCGATACCCTTTTAAATATTACGGTAGAGCGCCACGGTGATATGCACTATGGCCGTCTATGGAACGTGCCTAAAGCCGTTTGGATGACCCCAGCCCTTAAAGAAGATGTTGTAAAGCAACTATCAGGTGGCGAGGGTGATGGTCTAGGACTACCTTTCTACAATACCCGTATGCAATTTGCGGAAGACGCTATGACCTGTTACAGTATTCATAACCGCCCAAAGGGTCAATGTGCTGATTACAAGTCAGACAAAAAGAAACTTTCGGCAGGCACTGAACAACAGCGTAAGGCCGAAAACCTAAATAAGTATGCGGGACCTACAGTGTATCTATGCGACTTCTGCCCAGTTAAATCATTCAATATGATAAAAACCCACGACCAAATCAAAGCATTCGACTAAAAGGAATATAAAATGTCAGAAGAAACACAGAACGAAACAACAACCGAAGCACAGCCAGAAGTAACCACCTTTGAAACAGGTTTTTTAGTAGTTAAGGCTAAATCAGGCGCTTGGCATGTACTGACAGACTTGTCAGCCCCTCTAAGCATTGAGCGTGAAACTACCCTTAATGAAGTCCGTGTAGGCTCCTCAGAAGTAGCCTATTCACTGGGTCAGCAGCAACTAGCGGCTTTGATTATAACCGCGTTAGCACCCCAGCCTGAAGGTACAATAGAAGAGTAAACCTACTCTAGGAGAACCTATGTTTATCGAAATGTCCTGCAAGTGCGGTGCAATGATACAGGTTGATGGTTTTAACGAAAGTTTTACCCAATTAACCACTATAAGGTTCTTAGACGCCCACGTTAATTGCGGGTTCGTCACACCTGTTAAAAAAGAAATGCCTGACCGAACTGTTCGTAAAGAGTTTGATGTTAGACAAATTGTTCCCCTAGACGATGACGAGGATTAAGTGTTAGAGCCATCGGAAACATCATACTTTAGTGAGCCTTCGGCTACACTTGACCCCCGTCTGTTTAAGGGAAATAAACTAAACCCTACAGTTCGCTCAGCAGTTCTTCAACTATTATTTAATTATTTAGATAGCGAGTACACTGGGGCTAACGCATGGTCACACGTTTGGCTTGCCGGATCTGGAGTGTCCCATCACTGGGCCGCTCATCGTGACCCAGGCGACTTAGATTGTTTAATCGGAATTGACTATCGCAGTTTTAGGGCATCAAATAATAAATTTGCTGGACTAAGTGACCAAGAGATAGCATCTACGCTTAATGAAGGCTTCAGAGAAAAGTTACATCCAATTACAGATAGATTTCTTGGCGCGTTTGAACTTACATTTTATGTGAACGTTCGTAGCAACATTGTAGATATTAAACCCTACGCTGCCTATTCACTTACTAATGACAACTGGACAGTTGAACCAGAGCCTCTACGCATCCAGGTCAGTAACGCCTGGACTAACGCTAGTGAGAGCGACAGAATTCAGGCAATTGATATCCTAACTAAATATCAAAATGCTAAGACTAAATACGAACAAGCAAGTAATGACGCAATTAAAGCCAATGCTAGGTCAGAAATGCGTATCGCTATGTCGCAGGGTATAGCTCTATATGAAAGCGTACATACTGCCCGTTCCTATGCCTTTAGCCCATCAGGCGAGGGATATTCAGATTTTGCCAATTATCGTTGGCAAGCAGGTAAGCAATCTGGAGTAATCCAGGCTTTACGCTCATTAAAAGATGAGATGGACGCTCAAGACGAAGCACTAAATAGGAAAACATACGGTGTAGATTTGCCAGACGCTGATACTCTAATCAGACGCGCTGCAATTCGCCGCTTCATTTAAGGATTAATCGTGGCAATTGTATTGTTCATGGATGGCGTATTGCGGTCATCCAGTAGTAAGGTCCCTATTTACGAGGGCGTTGCTCTATATAAATCCTTAAATGTAAATGGCACTGTTGTACTTGCCTGTGATGACCAAGAAGAAGCTCAGCGTTGGTGTAAGGAGCATAAACTTACTGACGTGGATGGCTTTATTTCTAATAAAACTGTTGGTGAATATGAGGATAAAGACTTTCTTAAAATCCAGCACCAACAGGCTTCGGGGCCCTTGTTTATGGTAATCCTGGCTGATGTTGAATTGGCTATAAAGTGCCTACAAAATGGCATTAAAACCCTACTATGGCTACACCCTATATATCAAAGTGCTAAGTTTAGACCAGATGGCAGAGTGGGGCGTAAAAGTTGGGACGACCTTGTAGGTGAACTTGACAGACAAATAGATATGATGGCAGAGGATAACCGCATTGAGTAAGATTATATTTTTAGGCTCCGAAGTCCCTAGTAATAAAACTATTCTAGGACAAATGAACGCAAAAAGCGTTGGCTTTAGTTACTGGGGTGCTGTTAAGCGTGGACTACCTACCACAAAGAAATATTTATTAAATGAGCGTTTCCCAGATGATGTAGACATCTATGTCTTCCCAGGCATCCCAGCCGCGACAGCTCTGACTGAGGCCGAGATGGAGGAGTTTTCTGCCGATTACGAGGAGTTTATTTCGGATAATCTGAATAGAATTACTCTTTTTATTGAAATACAGCACCCTTCTCTTTCTGCCGAAGCAGTTAATCAGCAGCGCCTCTCCGCATGGAACGAGGTAGACGAGGCTAAGTTTGGTGTAGTATTTACCGCTGGTGACTTGGAAGACCTTGCTGTAAGGTATTTAAATGTTTTCTTATCAGGTGAAATGGCTGAAGTAATGGCTCCTGTGTGTAGGAAGCTCTCGGCTCAACACGGTACTCGCTTTCACGTAATGGGTATGGCTAAGCCAGACCTCTTGCGTAATTCTCCTTACGCTACTACTAGCACTCTCTCGTGGCTCTCACCTATGATGAGAGGTGAAACTATCGTATGGTTTGCTAATCAGTTACACCGCTACCCTAAGCGTATGAAAGACCAGGCCCGCTCTCGCTACAAGGTTTCCTATGAAGAAGCAGGGCTAGACTTTGACAAGATACTAGCAGATGACGCTGTTGAGGTATCAAAACTGGCTGTGTGGTCTTATCAACAACTAGAAAAGTGGATGGAAAACCCTTCACATATATCAGATACATCTATGGAAAATCAACCCAACAATTTCTCTCAAACTACCCCCGCTAATGCTGATATATCAGCATCGGAATCAAACAAACTTATTACACGAAATCCTGCCGAAATGAGGGTTCTCCCTGTGCTTGGGGTAGAGGTTTCTAGGGTCATTGAGCAAGATGAAACTGGGCGTGATGTGATTAAAGATGTGCCTGTGCTACGGTCTAACAGCACTAGCCTACGTCAGTGTAACTCTTGTTTTGTCAAGGACAACTGCCCTGCGTTTAAGGTGGATAACCCTTGTGCTTTCTCTCTCCCAGTTGAGGTAAAAACCAAAGACCAACTAAAGGGGTTAATCAACTCTCTCCTTGAAATACAAGGGCAACGAGTGGCATTTGCTAAGTTCACAGAGGACTTAAATGGTGGATACCCTGACCCAAATACGGGCTTAGAAATGGACCGTTTTTTTAAAATGTTAAAGGCAATTAAGGAATTAGATGAGAGTAAAGAAATGATGAAAGTTACGTTTGAGCGTAACGGCTCAGCAGGAGTTCTCTCTAGTTTGTTTGGTGACAGGGCTCAAAAGTTAAATGAATTGCCTAATAATGGCTACAACGAGGAACAGACTAACGAGATAATTAAGAAGATAAATCCCGACAGTATATAGTTGATATATGTGCCATTTTTATCCTGAAATGGCATAGTCCAAATTGTCTCTCAATTTCGTATTTAAATCTCTCTCTCCCGAACTCTCTCAGCTCACAGAATCCCAGGACCAGATCCGGCAGCGTAGTATACAGGGTAAGAAAAAAGCCCCTATTGCTAGGGGCTTTAATACTTTATTAGGGTTTATTTAATCAGATACAGTATGACCACAAAGCCTACATAGGCTACTGGGCTTAGTTTCAGAACATCAAAGCCTAGATACTTCAACACCAGTATCGCTAGGAATAGCCCTACTAATAGAACTATCGGCAAGAACGCAAAGCCCAGACCGATATTGTGCCAGCCGATAATCATAGATAAGGCTATGAATAACTTGACATCACCCATACCTATAAAGCCTCGCTGATTAACCAGCGTGCCTACAAGTAAAGTAACTATGGCTATCAGCATTACCATACCGAACCTGAACCAAAGACCTTGCCAAATTGCCAACCCAAGCATAGACACAAGGTTAAGCAGGATTAAAGGTAGCGTAATCTTATTAGGAACTCGGCTCTGGGTGATGTCAGTGGCTACGACAGGGATAGCAGAGGCTATCGCATAGGCAATCGGTAAAAGGCTTATTAGTAAATAAATGTTGTATTCGGTCATTTAATAGTCCTCATCTCTTTCTGGCATATTATCTAAATAGTCTTGCTTGTGTTCACCCTCGCTGGCTTGCTCGGAAAAGTAATTACCCGCACCCTCGCACTCAGGGCAGGTAACTCCGTCTAACTCTCCCAAAGTGTCACACTCTTTACAATCTCTCCAGCATAGAGAGCAATAGTCCTCGCTACAATCTCTTTCTGGGTCTGTATATGGACCTTCTAACCAAGCGTCATAACTACTCATTTGTTTCCTCCTCTAACTTTTCTTGACATTTAGAACAATACACATCATCATTTTCCCAGTAGGCAGGGCGACCACAATGCCACCACGAAATATCTTGGTCGGCTTTAAACTCCCAGTTACTCATTTTCACTCTCCTCATCAGGTTCGCCCTCAATGTCAATGACTTCTACATCTTGGCTAAATAGGGTTACTTTATCTACTTCTACACCAGTAGTGTAGTAAAGTTTCAAGGCGTTATCTAAGACCTCGCCCCAATCCTCGTCAAGGTTAGCCTCAACCTCGTAGATTTGTCTAATCTCAATAGTGTATTTAGGCATTATTCGTTCTCCTCTTTTAGTTGTTGGCAACTCTCACATAGACCGTCATTACCAGCCCTCTCTAGGGCAGATAACGGTTCTTCACAGTCCTCGCACATAAACTCTCGCATATGTTCATAGACCTCATCACTTATCGCCTCGCTGACTTCGCTGAACAGGTCATACTCCTCTAGCACCTTAGCAACCTTACCAAACACTTCTGGCGTAGGGGCTACTCCATTACCAAACTCCATAGTTTCGGCAAGCCAGTAGGCACATATAATAGGCTGGTCTTGGTTCTCAATAGCCGATAGTTCGGCTATCACATCTTTAATAGTTATCATTTGTAATCACTTTCCCACTCGGTCAAGTCTTTACCGTTGATAATAGCCTTGATATATGGTTGCTTATCGCTGTCGGCTAGGTTGTCTAGCACCTGCCATTGAAAGTCGCTTACGGTGCTAGGGTCAAAGACCGTCACAGAACCGTAGCCATACGAGCCGTCAGCAGATACCCAGCCGACATCTGGCATATCTAAATAAACTAATTTAGCCATTAGTTACTCTCCTTTAATTTCTTTAGCATAACTTCGTAGGCATTGTAAGCACCTTCGGCATAAGCATAATCATAATCTAGGTTATGCTTATCGGCTACTTTCATATCCTTTTTAAACTCTCGCATAGCCTTTTTAATAAACTTGATTAGTTCTTTAGTTTCCATTTGTTTCTCCTGTTTTCTTATTTCCGATAGTTACTTCTACATTTACCTCGTAGAACCGTTCTACAAGTTCTCTCGCTGTTTCCCAAGTGCCTAACTCAATGTAAGTTCCATTGTGTAGGTCTGCCAGTTCATCTGCCAAGCGTTCTGCCAGTTCTGGTAGGGTCTGGTGCTTTACATATTTACTCATTTGATTTCCTTATTTCCTCAATTAAATCAGGGTCACCGAACTCGCTGATTAACTCCTCAACTGTATAAACTCCACCTTGATACGCAACCATAGCAGTATCTAGGCTCAGAACGATAGGCGGGTTATCGTCAGAATTGCTTAGGCTATCCACAGAGCCGATACCAAAGCCAGTAGAGCCTGTATAGCCCCCCTGTATGACCGCAAACTCGTAGAACAACTGGGCTACTAAGTAAGTAGGGTCACCGAGCCTATCAGTTTTGATAAGAACACTGATAACTGACGAGAGATTATCCTCGCCTGACCAGTGACCGTAAAGGTGTATTGGGCTTGATAAGCCCTTGCTTGTAATGTAGATAGAACTTCTATCGCCCATTTGTCTTGCCTTTCTTATTTGATTTGTTGTGTTGGTTGTTTTTTAGGTCAGTTGTTTTGTAAAGCCAGATTGAGAGGGCTAGTGTTTCTAGCCCAAACAATCCAACTGGGATAATTACCCCAAAAATAATAGCGTTGTTCATAACGGTAGCCTACTACTTTCTAGTGCTTAATGCTACTTTTTGTGTGGTGTTTTACAACATCTTTAGCAACTTTTACCAACTCACTAGGGGATTGGATAGTCCTAAACGAGTTAGCGTTGTGGCTGTATTGCTCAATGCTCTTAGGGTCAGACATAATTCGTTGAGCATATTCTTTATCGCCTAACCATACAACGCTTACATAACAGCCTTGTTTAATTAGTTCAGCGATTTTATTGTCAGCGAGGGTAGAGCCTGACCAAGCACCGTCAGTTAGAATAAATACTAATTTAGTTTTAGCAGTTGTATTATCCATAATTCGTGCTGTTTCGCTTAGGCTGTGATTAGGATTAGTTCCGCCACCCGCCTCAACGATACGAACCACACTAGCACTGGCAACCGTATCTCTGTCGTAAAGTTCTTTAGCACCGTCATTAAAGACCGATACAGACACCTTACCGTTAATTCGTTCTATGGCACGCTTGATTACCCAAGCAGACCTACAAGCCGAACCGATTTCCCTAGACATAGAGCCAGACCTGTCAATCAAGATACTAGCCTCAATGTCGTAATCGTCATTACCCTCTTGCCAACGGTCAAACAGCGTATCTATCTTGTTAATATCTGCGTTCATAGCACGCTTAACATTTAACTTGCCAGTTGGCTTTTCCCTATTCCAAGCAGGGTCACTTTCAATTCGTAGCAGTTCTAGTTCTTGGGCGAACAAGCGACTAGCGGTAACCTCTGACATCTCTGGGGTATAGTTGCCAGCCCTACTTTTATCTAAAATAGACTTGCTAGAACGGTCTTTGATAATTGCCTTGAGAGTGTCATTAACCTTACGCTGTAAAGACTTATCAGCCTTAGCACGATTAACGACCTCTTGTAATTGCTCAATTACATTTTCCGATTTAATATTAAAATCAGCAGTATCAGGGTCAATCTCACCAGTTTCACTAAAGCCCTCTGTGCCAGCACTCAAGCCCTTATCAAACTCGTCACCTAACTTATCAGACTTATCAGGGTCATTACTTACTAGCCCCTCTTGGTCTTTCTCGCTAGTTGGTCTACCATTACGCATAGGGTCACGATATACACAACCGTTAGGCGTGTCTTTAATCGGTCTTGGATTACCCTGTGCGTCTTTTGGTAATAGGGCTATTAGGGCTGTGATTAGTTCTTTGGCTCGGTCATACTGGCGAGGGAATACTAAGGTGCGATACTCACTCGTAATGTCATAGATAGCCTTAGCCTTATCTGCCCCATACTTGTCCGAGAACATCTTGGCAGACAATCTACGCAATTCTATTGAAAAATACTTACGACCAGCGAGCAGGATAAACTGTTCGCCCAAGTTATCCACCTTGTTCTCAATGAGGTAATCACCTAATAGGGCTATCATAAACGGTCTAACGCTAGGATATTTTAGCGTTAGGTAATGTTCGGCTCGGCAATCCTCTAGGATATTGAAAGCAACTTGGCGAGCAGGGTTTACAAGTTCCTCTCGTTCCCAACTACGAGTGTATTGCTCGGTTTCCATAGTTTCCCAGTTCACAACTCGTTCACCGACCTCGCTTTTAATAAGTATGTGCTTTTCTGTTAGCCACTTACCGAGAGCAGTTCCCACTCTAGGTGTGAATAGCAGGTGACCGAGTTCGTGATAATTAAGGCCCTGTAAAGACAATATTGTATTTTGGTCAAGGTCTTTAATTAGTGTTCCACTAAATACAATGTCTTTACCGTCATTGTAAGCAGGGGCTACCTTATCCTCTGTGACCGATACGATAACATCTAGCCCTGTCAAAATCCTATCGGCACGCTGATAAACTGAAACAACGCTATCAAGCGTGTTGTTACGAACTTGGAATACTGTGCCAGCGACAGACTTTTCGTTTTCAATATAGATATCGTAAGCCTCTGATAAGGCTTGGCGATACTCATACTGTTCTTGAGATATCTGTTCTTTGGTCTTGCCAGTTTCTTTAACAAGTTTTTCTAACTCAGCATTATCCATATAATAGGCATTATTATCTACACCTTGTTCTGCCAGCCAATCCCAGTAGCCCTTGCCGATTGAAGTGCTTTCTATGTTGTGTCTTATTACTCTAGGCTTAGGCATTAGTTAGCCACCTCGTCAGCCTGTAACTCAACATTAGAGGTAATACCAAAACCACTAGCGATATGTGCCTTAGCGGTGTCAAAAACCAACTTGACAGCCTCTCGTTCATCATCAGCGAAACTATTTAGATAAGTTTCAATGGCGTAATCAAGATTTACGGTCTTGGTGTTCTTGACAAAAGCCTCAAGACCTCTGGTAGAGATAGGCGTGTCAATCTCGCCTCTTTCGTGCTGTTCTCGCAACTGGTTAGCGACCTCAATCAACATAGCGTTACCGATAAGTTTTTTCTCAATAGCCTTATCATACTCAAAATCCCACTTGTGAGCAAAACGGTCTTTCCACGCTTGGTTCATTGGGCGTGAGCCACGATAGTTAGGGTTGTGGTCACCGATTACAACTAGGTCAGGGTGAGCCTTGATAACCTCGCCACCGTTCTCTAGCAACTGGATTTCTCGTCTATCGTCTAGCAAGCCAAACAAAACTGTTGTAATGCGTTCTGGCATAAAGTCAATCTCGTTGAGCAACAGCACGCCACCGTTTCTTACCAAGTCTGTTACAGGACCGTCTTGCCACTTGAATACACCAGCGTTCTCGGTAGGTGTCCACATACCGAACAGGTGACTAGGCTCTAGTCCAATGTTGCTAGAGATGTTGTAGTAGCGGTATTCTCTGGAACTAGCCCACGCCACGATACACATAGTCTTACCAGAACCAGCGTGACCTCTGATAAGTAGGTTCTGGTTGTTCGCCTTGATAATGTCAAGCATTTCAAAATCGGTCTTGCCAGACTTGCCAACATTTTTTCTGTTGAGGTAACGGTTAGCCCAAGACTTATCTGGCACGCTTGCCATTTCGGTATGACCCTGTGAACGAGTAGGCATAGGGATTACATTTGTAACAGGCTCGTTAAGTGTTGCCATAACTGGCACGAAAGCCATTTCTAGTTCTGGCTCTACCTCTGGCTCGGCAACGATAGGGCTAAGCACGATAGGGGAGTTCCTACGCTTATCCTGAACATAATTGTTTAGTTTATTGTCACCAGCGATAAGCATAGCGATAAGTTTATCCACCCACTCGGAGTGAGATATCTTATCCTCACCTGCCCAGACAATCTCGCCAGATAGATTAGTCATACGACTAGATAGGGCTGTTACATTGTTAAAGTTGGCGTTGAATACATCTGTGCTGTTGATAGCAACTGCGACAGGCTTATTTTCCATTTGTGTTTTAGGCAAGGTAGATAGGTTCGTGACCTTGTTCCAAGCCTGACCACGACCACGACCACCAGTAGAAAGACGGTGAAACACTAGAACCTCTTTATCGGTAGGGATAAGTAGGGTCTGTTCTTTACCGTCAGTTGCGGGGGTTGATACCATAAGGGCGATACTCATAAGATTTGATACTTTCTGATTTAGTGAGGTCAGCGTTTCCGACCTCGTTAGAACGAGCCTATCACCGTAATAGGACATTTGATAGAGGGTTTTTGTATTTGTTTACCTATTGTTCACCTTGTCCTGCCACACCTGCGAAGCCACCCCCCCGAACTAAAAAATCGGGGGCTTTGCTTATTTCTTTGTTTCTACTACATAGAGAGAACATAGATAGAGAGGGATAGGTAGCCTCTCTCTCTCTCAATCTCTCTCAAGCCTTATAGCAACTACATAACCAGCGACCCTAGCCCACATCTGGGCTTATCCCTGCTTGCTCAATAGGCTTATTAGGCAGTAGCCTAGCGTGGCATACCATACCTCTCTCTCTCTATGTCAATAGGTATAACGAAATCGTTACAATCAAGGAATTAAGCCCGATTTCTCTCTCTGTTTACCTGCTGTTTACCTTTGTGTGCGTGGAAAAGCGTAATAATCTTGTTAGGTTGGAAGCCTTTAGCCTTTACTGCTTGAAAAGCAGTGCGCGCGCACGGCACGGCTAAGGCTAAAGGCTTCCAACCTAACAAGCCTGATAAGCCGAAACCCCCAGCCAAGAGAGAGGTGGCTGGGGGTCGGTAGGGATAGGCACAGAAAGGGGTGAAACAAGCCTATCCCAGCGTGTAAAGGGCATTACACGCACATTATAGAGGCACTATCTCCTGTCCTCTAGGGTCGTAGTAGCCTAGTTCTGATAATAGCACATTTGGCGTTAGTTTCAGGGTGTGGCATAGGGTGTTTATCTGATACATAGGGATAGGAACATAGCCTCTAATGTAATTAGCCAATGTTCCAGATGTAACAGGATAGTTAGTTTCCCTTACGAACTGGGCAATAGACTTGTAACCTAAGTGCTTTAGGCGTTCTTTGAACCAGTTATAGTTCGTTTGGGCTTGTGTTTGTCGCTGTTGCCAGTGATTTTGGTAGGTATCGTGGATTTGTTCGTGGCTCATCTCTGGGCTAACGACTGGGCGAATAAGTGTCATTTGGTTCTCCTTGTAATAAGTTTGGCTTGTAATACGGATAGTTGAATAATGATAAGGCTTAGTAGTTTTATTAGGCTATTCATAGTCGTTACAGCACTCCAAGTTACAGTAACCACGCAGTTCCATACCGAGTTCGTG